GCCTCCTTTTCTACCGCCCGGCACCGAGGCGGGTAATATCGGGCCCCTACGCTGCATGGCTGAAAACCAGCCCATAAACTGGGCGGAGGGTCGCGCCCTCCATGCGGCAAATGACTGTGGAGAGACACTATACTGGCGAATCGGGGTCGCGTATCTTGCCAGTGAAATCACCAGCGGCCTGCCAGTAGCCATAGCTGGCCGACTCCGGGTATAATGGCAGCCTTTGAGAGTCAAAAACGCGCTATCCCGCTGAAAATTACCCTGCGAGTGGCTAATCATGATGTCGCCGCCAAGACCAGGGTGTGACAATTAAGCGGGAAGCGCACATATGCCGAGTGCTGTAGCAGAAGCGGAAGCGGCGGCCCGTTACGTCGCGGACGTGTGGCGGCTCATTACCGCCTCTCGGCTCCATACACATGAACGAGAAGGACGATAGCCATGCAGGACTTTGCAAAACGATTCTACCGCTCCCAGGCGTGGAAGGCGTGCCGGGCGGCCTATATCGCCAGGAGGCTGGCCATAGACGGCGGGCTGTGCGAGGAGTGCCGGGACCAGCAGGGGTATATCGTCCACCACCGGGTGACGCTGACGCCGGAGAACATCCGCAACCCGGCCATCGCCCTGAACCACAGCTTGCTGGCCTATGTGTGCAAGGACTGCCATGACGAGTACGAGGGACACGGGATCAACAAGGGCAAGCCCATGGCCTGCACCTTCGGGACGGACGGCCAGCCGATCGACCGGCGGAAGCTGTGAGGGCCCGCGTACTCCCCCCCCTATCGCCCCGGGGGAGGGGGTACCAGGGAGACCGGAGAGCGGGGGTAAAAAACAGCGGGCCGCATGCGGGAGGGGGGTGTAGAAATGGCAAAGGGACCCAGCAAAAAGGAGCTTGGCCGCTTCGCGGATACCTATAAAGCGGCCAGCAGGGAGCAGCAGCAAATCTGCCTCCAACTGATTCTGAACGCGGTGTTCATGGAGGAGCAATTGACCCAGCTTCAGGCCAAAATTCGGGAGAACGGGGTCAAATCCGAGTATCAAAACGGCGAAAATCAGTGGGGCGAAAAGAAGTCTGTGGAGGTGGATGTCTACAACGCCATGATCAAAAACTACGCCGCCGTGATCCGCCAGCTGGGGGATATGCTTCCCCAGGCGCCGCCGGCTGACGACGACCTCGTACAGTTCCTGAAAAGCCGGGGCGGTGGGGGCCGTTGACCGACCTGGAGCGATATTGTACCGGCATCCTGGATGGTAAGATCGTGGCCTGCAGGCGGATGAAGCAGGTGGCGGAGCGGCTGCTGGAGGATCTGGCAAGCCCGGGGGAGTTCCATTTTGACCCGGATATCGCTGCCCGGCACATCGACTTCATCCAGCAGTTCTGCAAGGTGCCGTCTGGCCGCCTGGGGACGCCCCTGAAGCTGGAGCTGTTCCAGCGGGCCCGCCTGGAGGCGGTTTTTGGATTTGTGGACGACAGCGACCTGCGCCGCTACAACGAGGTGCTGATTGTCGAGGGCCGGAAGAACGGCAAGACCACCGAGACGGCCGCTATTGAGCTGGATCTGCTGGTCAACGATGGGGAGGGTTCCCCGCAGATCTACAACGTGGCCACCAAGCTGGACCAGGCCCGCCTGGGCTATGAGGCGGCGGTGAAGATGCGGCAGCTCTCCCCCATGCTGGCCAAGCACCTGCGCAAGCGGGTGTCGGACATCTACAACCCCATGAACATGGGGTATATCCGCCCAATGGCGTCCAACACCTCCAGTCTGGACGGCCTGGACGCCCACGGGGCCACCATCGACGAGCTGGCCGCCATCAAAAACCGCGACCTGTACGATCTGATCAAGCAGGCCATGGGCGCCCGGGATCAGCCCCTGCTCTTCGTCATCACAACCAACGGGTTTGTGCGGGGCGGCATCTTCGATGCGCAGTATCAATACGCCTGCGACATCCTGGAAGGGAAGGCCGACAACCCCCGGTTCCTGCCCTTCCTGTACGAGCTGGACGACCGGGCGGAATGGGATAACCCGGACTGCTGGGAGAAGGCCAATCCGGGGCTGGGTACCATCAAGAGTCGGCAGTACCTGGCCGAGATGGTGCAGAAGGCCAAGGACGACCCCAGCTTCAAGCCCACCGTGATGGTCAAGGACTTCAATATGCCCCAGACCAGTGAAGCGGCGTGGCTCCGCTGGGAGGAGCTGGACAACCCGACCACCTTTGACCTGCGCTTTGATTACGGCATCGGCGGTTTTGACGCCGCCGACACCACCGATCTGAACGCGGCCAAGGCCATTTGTATGCGGCCGGATGACCCGAACATCTATGTGCGCTCCATGTACTGGATCCCCAAGGCGGTGCTGGAGGAAGCCGAGCGGGCGGGCAGCCGTCGGGAGCGTGACAATGTGCCCTATTCCCTATGGGTGGAACAGGGATATATGCGCACCTGCCCAGGCCGGAAGTGCGATAAGCACATCTTCCTGGAGTGGTTCAAGGAGCTGCGGGACAATGAGGGGCTATATATGCTCTACATCGGATATGACCCATGGCACATCGACGACAGCCTGCTCCGGGAGTTCCGGGCGGAGTTCGGGCCGGACTCCATGATCCCGGTACGCCAGGGGCCGGCCACTCTGTCCCAGCCCATGAAAGACCTGGCGGCAGACTTCCGGGATCACCGGGTGCTCTACAACAACAACCCGGTGGACAAGTGGTGCCTGGTCAACAGCGAGGCGAAAACTGACGTGAACGGAAACATCCAGTTGGTCAAGTCCCTGGACCCCCGCCGGAGGGTGGACGGAACCGCCGCCCTGCTGTGCGCCTATACGGTGCTCCAGGACAAGAAAGACCTGTATATCAACCTGAACTGAGGTGAGACCATGGGGCTGCTGGAAAAGCTGTTCCCTCGAAAAACCGCCGAGGCCGCGGTCTATACCTACTTCAAGACCCTGGGCGGGTATGCGCCGGTCTATACCTCTTTCGAGGGTGGCGTCTACGAGATGGCCCTGACCCGGGCCTGCATCCACACCTTCGCCACCCATGTCAGCAAGCTCAAGCCCGTGGTGAAGGGCCCGGCCAGCCGTCGGCTGGAGCGTACCCTGCAGTTCCAGCCTAACCCGTGGATGGACACAAAGAAATACCTGTACCGGCTGGCCACGATCTACAAGACAGAGAACACAGCGTTCATCATCCCAGTGTACGAGGACGTGGCCAATCTACGCCTGTCCGGGTTTTATCCGATCCTGCCTTCCCAGGCGGAAATTTTGGAGGGCGCCGGAGGCCAATACATACGATTCCGCTTTCCCTCCGGGGGCACAGGAGCAATGGAGCTGGATCAGGTGGGCATCATGACCCAGTTCCAGTACCGGGATGATTTTTTCGGGGAGAGCAATGGAAGGGCGCTGCGGCCTACCATGGAGCTGATCAATGCGCAGACACAGAGCATTGTCAACGGGGTAAAGGCGTCGGGCTCGGTGCGCTTCCTGGCCCGCCTGGCCAACGTGCTGAAGCCGGAGACCATGAAGGCCGAGCGGGACCGGCTGGTGCAGGACAACCTGACGCCGGACAACGCCGGCGGCGTGATGATCTTCGACTCCAAGTATGCCGACATCAAGCAGATTGACAGCAAGCCCTACATCGTGGACGAAAAGCAGAGTGCCCAGATCCGGGAGTCGGTCTTTGACTACTTCGGAATGTCGGATGCCATCCTGCAGAACAAATACACCCCAGACCAGTGGTCGGCCTACTACGAGGGCCAGGTGGAGCCCTTCGCCATTGAGGCGGGGCTGGTACACACCAACATGGCCTACACCCCGGCAGAGGTGGCCCGGGGAAAGGAGATTGATTTCTCGGTCAACCGCCTCCAGCATATGACCATGACGGACAAGCTGGAGACGGTGACCCAGCTCTTTGACCGGGGCATGATGAACATGGACGAGGGCCGGGAGGTATTCCAGCTCCCCGCCCTGGACACCCCGGAATCTCGGAAGTATTACATCCGGCGGGACTACGCCGAGGTGAATGTGCTGGGGAACGAGCCCCCGGCTGTGGAAAAAACGGAGGTGGACGACGGTGCCGGTTTGCAAGGATCGGGAGTATCGGGCCATGAGCCTGCTCCTGCCGCCCCAAGCGGCGGAGAAGCGGCTGGACAGTGAGTATTACGTGGAGGGCTACGCCACCACGTTCGACGACCCCTATGTGCTCTATGAGTACGACGGGGTGAAATACCGGGAGAAGATTGACCGCTACGCTCTGGATGGGGCGGATCTCTCCGACGTGATCATGCAGTACGGCCATGCCGGACGGGTGCTGGCCCGCAACAGCAACGGTACGCTGCTGCTGGAGCCCAACGAGCGGGGCCTGTTCATCGCGGCCGACCTGTCCAAGAGCGAGGCGGCCCGCAGCATGTACGAGGAGATCGGCAGCGGCCTGGTCACCCGGATGTCCTGGGCGTTCCGGGTGGAGAAGGACGCCTACGACCGGGCCACCAGGACCCGGACTGTTCTCAAAATTGCGAAGGTCTACGACGTGTCCGCCGTGTCTGTACCGGCGAACCCGGCGACCGAAATATCCGCGCGTTCCTACTTCGACGGAGTGATCGAACGGGAGCGGCAGGAGCAGCTGGCGGCAGAGGCCGCCGCGCGGAGGAAGCAAAGGCTGAAAGTTTACTTGGAGGTAATCAGGAAATGAAAAAGAGCCAGAGCAAGCTGAGAGGCATCGGCCTCCAGTTCTTTGCCGCCCCGGGCGGCCGTCTCAACGAGATTGAGACCAGACTGAGTGCCATCGCCCAGGAGCTGGAGAAGGACGACGCCGACGTGGAGGCCTTGGAGCGGGAGACCAGGTCACTGAAGGAGGAGAAGGACGCCATTGTCCAGGACGCGGAGCGGCGCCGCAAACTGCGGGAGCAGATTGCCGCCGGCGGCGGCCGGGTGGTGCGCACCTTCGGCGATGAAGGCCGGGAGGAGCGCACCTACGGTATGGAGACCCCGGAATACCGCTCCGCATGGCTGCGGAATCTGCAGGGCCTGGAGCTGACCGTGGAGGAGAGGGCGGCCGTGACGGCCTCCGCCGCCATCCCCACCCAGACCATGAGCAAGATCATCCACCGGCTGGAGTTGACGCCTCTGATCCAGGCGGTGGACGTGACCTACATCCCCGGCAACGTGACCTACCCCATCGAGAAAACGGTCAACGCCGTCGGCTGGGTGGAGATGGGCACCGCCGCCACCGACAGCGCCGACGCCATCGACTCCATCACGCTGGTCGCCTACAAGCTGATCAAGACCGTGGAGATCACCGCCGACGTCAAGGCTATGACCATCGACGCCTTCGAGGACTGGCTGGTGGCCCGCCTGGGCAACAAGCTGTCCGTGGCCGTCTGCGTTGCCATCGCGGCGGGGACCGGCTCCAACCAGGCCACCGGCCTGACCAAGAGCGGGGAGATTACCAACACCGGCACGTTTACCAAAGCCGGTATGACCTACAAGGATCTGATGAAGATCATCGCTGCCGTGCCCACGCAGTATCTGCCCAACGCCAGCTTTGCCATGCCCCGGGCCCTGTTCTACTCCGACCTGCTGGGCATGGTGGACGCGCAGAACCGCCCCATCGTGGTGGCCGACGTGCAGAGCCCCGCCAAGTTCAACATCCTGGGGTACCCCGTCATACTGGAGGATAGCTTCCCCAAGGACAACCTGGTGTTTGGCGACCTGAAGGAGGGCTACAAGTTCAACTTCGCTATGGCACCCGAGGTGCGCAGCGACGAGTCCGTGGGCTTCCGCACCGGCTCCACCGTCTACCGGGTAATGGCGCTGGCTGATGGCAAGCCCGCCGACAAGAACGCCCTCACCCTGTTCACCAGAGATGCGTCTGGTGGTGGCGGCTAAAATGACGACCGGCGGCCCCGGCATCGGGGCCGCCCAGGTCTATGGGAGGGATCAGCATGACACAAGTACCGGATCTGCGGCGGGCCCTGCGCATCTCCAACGACCGGCTGGATCAGGAAATCCGGGACACCATTGATGCGGTGGTGCTGGATCTCCGGACGGCGGGGGTGGTGAGCGGCGACGTGGACGCCCTCACCGGAATGGCTGTCAAGCTGTACGCCAAATGGAAGTTTGACTTTCTCGGCAAGGGGGAGCAGCACCACCAGGCGTATGAGAGTTTGAAAGCCGTCCTGGCCATGGACGAGGGGTACAACACCGCAAAGGAGGACGGCAGCGATGGATGACGTGCTGGTGCTGATCGGGGCGGACATCCAGACCAACGACCTGATGGAGCAGGTAGAGGGGGACAGCGTCCGCTCGGAGGTGTTCGGTCGGGTGGAGTCGGTGACCCGGGCGGAGTGGTTCGACGGGGGCCGCGAGGGCATGAAGCCCGCTCTGGTGTTTATCACCCCGGCGGTCAACTACAGTGGTGAGCCGGAGGCCGAGCTGCACGGCGTGCGCTACCGCATCTATCGCACCTACCGGAAGCGGGACACCGATGAGGTGGAGCTGCATCTGGAGGAGAAGGCGGGGGTAGCCCATGGCTAGAATCCGGCTGGACGCCCTGGCGGGTGCCATCGGGGCGGAGCTCTCCAGCTATGGCCAGGAGGTCACGGATGAGGTCAAGCGCGTGGTCAAGGCTGCCGGAGAGGACTGCAAGAAGGACATCCAGCGCCGGAGCCCCAAGCGCAAGGGGGACTACCGAAAAGGGTGGCGCTCTACCGTGGCCTATGAGGGCACAGACGGCATCCGCGTTCAGGTGCACAACAAAACGAAGGGGCAGCTCACCCATCTGCTGGAGAACGGCCACGCCAAAGCCAGCGGGGGCCGGGTGAACGGTACGCCCCACATCCGGCCCGCTGAGCAGGCGGTGGAGCGGGAGCTGCTCCAGAAGCTGGAGGAGGCTCTGCAATGACACAGAAGGAGCTTGCCCAGCGCTTGGCGGCAACAGGGCTGCCGGTAGCCTACCGGGCCTTCCGCACCCGGCAGGCCCCGCCCTTTATCTGCTATCTGTACGTATATGACAGCCAGTTTTTTGCGGACAACGAGATGTACTATTCCACCGGCCACTACCAGGTGGAGCTCTACACCAGCACCAAGGACCTGGCGGCTGAGGCGAAGGTGGAGGCCGCCCTGGACGGGTTGTGCTGGGAGAAGTCAGAGGAGTATATCGATGCCGAGAAGATTTATCAACTGACCTACGAAATTGAGGTGTAACTATGCCTACTAACAAAGCCAACAAGGTCAAATTCGGCCTGAAGAATGTCCACTATGCCATGCTGACCGAAGCCGACGGCGGAGAGGTCACATATGGCACGCCGGTGGCTATCCTCGGCGCGGTCAACTTGTCCATGGACGCCCAGGGAGACACCAGTACGTTTTATGCCGACGATATGGCCTACTATGTCACCTCCGCCAACGACGGCTACAGCGGCGATCTGGAGATCGCCGTGATCCCTGACAGCTTCCGGAAGGACGTGCTTCAGGAGACAGAGGACGATACGGACAAGATCTTGGTGGAGAACGTGAACGCAGAGCCAAAGCCCTTCGCCCTGCTCTTTGAATTCGCCGGCGACCAGAAGGCAGTGCGCCACGTGCTCTACAATTGCGCTGCCACCCGGCCAAGCCTGACCGGCGCCACCACCACAAACACCAAGGAGCCCAGCACGGAGACCATCACCATCACGGCCTCCCCCCTCTCCAGCGGCGTCATCAAGGCAAAGACTACCCCGGATACCCCGGACGAAAAGTACAACGCCTGGTATCAGTCTGTTTGGCAGCAGGGCGCCGCAGCCGGCGGCGGAGGAGGTTAAGTCATGGAGAAGTTTATCCGTATTGACGGCCGGGAAGTGCCCTTTCGGGCCACCGCGGCCGTCCCCAGACTCTACCGCATTAAGTTCGGCCGGGACATCATGCAGGACATGCGTGATTTACAAGCTGCCATAGAGAAATCAGAGAGCGGGGAGCAGCCCATTCCAGTGAAGCTGCTGGAGGTATTCGAGAATGCGGCCTATCTGATGGCCCGTCATGCAGACCCGGATATGAAAGAGCACAGTGTGGAGGAATGGCTGGACACCTTCGGCACCTTCTCTATCTATGAGGTATTCCCGCAGCTGTTGGAGCTTTGGCAGCTTAATAACCTGTCCATCGGAGAAAGCAAAAAAAAACGAACCCAGTAGACCGGGAAATGACCACGGCCCTGTTCTTGCTGCGAGCGGCACAATTGGGTATACCAATCCGGGATCTAGAACTGCTGACCATCGGCATGGTGACCGACATGCTGATCGAGGCGGGGAACGACGATTGCGAGTATGACCGTTTGCCCACGCAGGCGGATTTTGACGGGTTTTAGTGAGGTGACAGCATGGCGCGCAACCGAATTAAGGGCATCACCGTAGAGATTGGCGGCGATACCACAAAACTGGACAAGGCTCTGGCTGGCACTAATAAGCAGCTCTCTGCCACGCAAAAATCACTGAAAGATGTGGAGCGACTGCTTAAACTTGACCCTGGGAACACAGAGCTGTTGGCACAGAAGCAGCAGCTACTTGCGCAGGCAACAGAAAGCACGGCACAGAAGTTGGAGACATTGCGACAAGCGGCACAGAGTGCCGACGCCGCGCTCCAAAGGGGACAGGCATACCAAGAAAAATACGAACCGCTCAAAGCGGAACTGGATGCAGTAGCAGCCTCAATGAAGGGCATGGAGGCAAATGCCGCCGCCATGAATGCCAAATTAGAGGCTGGGCAGATTTCTACCGACCAGTATGATGCCTTCAACCAAAAATTGGAGGAAACCCGCAAGAGATATCAAGAACTCCAGCAAGCGGTCAAAAAACTAGATAAAGAGTTTGCTGGAGCAAAGATAGACCGAGGCCAGTATGATGCCCTCCAGCGCGAGTTAGCGGAGACAGAACGAGAGTTGAAGGACACACAAAAAGCTTTCGATAATTGTGCCAGCGGGATGGACGAGTTCGGCAGGAATGCTGAAAATGTGTCTCAAAAGGCTGGAAAGATTAAAGATGCCTTCGCACCAGTAACGGCAACGATCGGAGGGATAGGAGCGGCCGTGTTGGCTACGGTTCCGGCCACAGAGGAGTTCCGTGCTGACCTCTCGCTCCTAGACAACAACGCTCGTCAGGCGGGGGTAGGTATTGACGCGGCACGCCAGGCATTTATGGATTTCAATACTGTATCCGGTGAAACTGATAGCAGTATCGAAGCCGTATCCAACTTACTCCAGGCTGGATTTACTGAGAGCAATCTGCAAATCGCAGTTGAGGGGCTCGCCAATGCTGCGGCAACATTTCCCGACACCCTAAAGATTGAGAGTTTGGCGGACAGCCTGCAAGAAACACTTGCCACAGGTTCGGCCACAGGACAATTTGGCGAGCTGTTGGACCGTCTTGGATATGGCGCGGAAAACTTCTCTGCAAATCTGGCCCTCTGCAACACAGAATTAGATCAACAGAAGCTGGCTCTGTCTGTGCTTGTAGATGGCCCTCTACGTGGAGCATATGAGGGATGGCGTCAAAATAACGAGGGCCTAGTTCAGAATCGAGAAGCCAGTCTGAAATTACAAACGTCCATTGCAGAACTGGCCGAAAGTGTGCAGCCACTTGTGACTCAATTGACGGAACTAGCGACACAGTTCCTGGATTGGTTTAACGGGCTGGATAGCGGAACTCAAAAAGTAATTGTTGGGATTGCGTTACTGCTGGCGGCGATCAGCCCAGTGGCTGGAGTAGTTGAAACGGTCTCAGGTGTATTATCCAAACTAAGCACGATTACGGGTGGTCTCGGAGGGAAACTGGCTATTGTAGTGGTCGCTATAGGCGTCTTTGTCGCATTGGCGGCCAAGATAGCGTCAGTATGGGATAGCATGTCTGGAGCTGAAAAGGTTATTTCAATTCTTGGATTGGTGGCGTCAGCTGCTATTGCTGCGGCTATTGCTGTGGGTGCCTTCCAGTCAGCCCTTACGCTTGGTATTGCAGCAGCGGCCATTGCGGCAGGTATTGCTGCGATTATGCTCTCAATTAACTCCGCAACAAAACGGGCAAATCAAGCATCGCAAGATCTCCAGAAAGTTGCAGCTTCCGGTGGACGCTCTTCTGCTTATGGAGATATACCTGGTTTAGCTAGTGGCGGCGTAGTGCCGCCCAACGATCCGTTCTTGGCGGTGCTGGGCGACAACAAACGCGAGACCGAGATTGTGGCACCCTATTCTGCTATCAAGCAGGCGGCCGGAGACGCCTTCGACGAGCGGGGCGGTGCTTCTAGAGCAGGCGGTACAGCGATAGCGTATTTGTACCTGGATGGTGTGAAGGTGGGCCGGGCGGTTTATCCCTATATCCAGGGTGAAACTACCCGCTTGGGCACGAAGCTGGTAGGGGGTCGTCGGTAATGGTCACACTTGATAATGTCCAGTACAAAGTAAGGGTAAAAATCAGAAGTTTGAACCGCTCCTTTCGTATCGAAGAGAGTGAACGGAGCGGGGCGGTAAAGTCCGGAGACTATTTCCGGGACATCATTGGGACGTACTATGACTATGAAATGGAAGTAGAGCCGGACCCTTCGGCACCAGAGGACTACGACGCATTCTATGAAATGATCAGCGCCCCGGTAGAATCACATTCCGTTGTTGTACCATACGGTCAGGGGACTATGACATACGATGCCATGGTGAGCACTGGAGATGATACCAAAAGGGACAAAATCAACGGGGTCACCCGCTGGACAGGGTTAAAGGTCAAATTTTCCGCGAAGAAACCCCAAAGGAGGCCGGCATGAGCGCCACGGTTAATAAACTGGTTTATGGAGACTT